GTCCATCTATCTAAGCTCAGAGCCAAAGGAAGTGAAAACGGAAAAGGTCTTACAGCTTCTGGACCAGTATCGTTTGGCAAAATCTATTCAACCTTAAATGAAATTATTCGTAGGGGCGGACACTACAAGAACGGTGCTGTGGTGCTTGCTCTTGACATTGACCATCCCGACGTTATTGAGTTTATTACTACTCCTAGATCCGAACTCCCGTGGGTTAAAAGGTGTGTCTGCCTTAATGATGCACAATGGAAAGCTGCTGACTCCACAACAAAAGAAGCAATAATATATGGCATCAGGTCAGGTGACATATGGCTAAGTAAAATTAAACACGATAAAAATGGAAAGAGACTCAGATCGAACGTCTGTTTGGAGATATTCCTGTTATCACGAGGAACTTGCCTCCTCCAGCACTCAAATTTATCTGCCTGTAAAATCTCCGACTTGCGGAGAAGTTTCTCTGAGGGTATGCGAAGTCTGTGCGAGCTACATAGCAAAACAGGCGTTGACAGTTCTGGAGAATACCTCCCCTCGACGACGGATAGGCAAGTTGGATTCGGGATGCTTGGACTAGCAAATCTGCTAGCTCAAAACAACGTCACCTACGAACAATTTGGTGATGCACTACAAGCAGTGAATGATGGCATACCTGGATTAGGTACAGCTGGATTGATTGCTGGAGAATTATATAAAGCTATTCAGGGTGCGGCTGAGATAGCAAGAGAATATGATATGGATCGTGCATTCTGCATAGCTCCTACCGCAAGCTGTTCATACCGCAGTAAGAGTCTATTAGGCTTTACTGCTACACCAGAAATAGCACCACCTATAAGCCGTACTGTTGACAGAGACAGCGGCACTTTTGGTGTACAAACATATAATTATGGTGATGTAGAAATCGCCTCAGAGGTTGGTTGGGATGCCTATAAAAAGGTTGCTGATCAACTCATGTATATGTTGAACCATACAGGGCTTCTTCACGGATACAGCTTTAACTCTTGGAGTGATGTTGTAACCTACGACGAACAGTTCGTTGAAGAGTGGCTAGATAGCCCCCAAACTTCACTTTATTATTCACTGCAAGTCCACGGGGATACACAAGATAAGACAGATGCTTATGCTGCTTTAGACGAGAACGATGTACAAGATTACTTGCAGGGGATTCTAAACAACGAACCCCAATGCGATTGTCAAGAATGAACCCATATGAAAAGTTACTCAATAGAAAGAGAACATGGACACCAGTCCAAACAACAGCTGGGAAGCTTAAATCTGGATCTGAAGAGACCATCTACCGTGCTCTCGCAATACGCCACATGGAGTTACCAGTTGGCGAGTTTATTTCAGAATCACTTGAAAAAGAGGTTCCCGAATCTGCTCGGAAACTCCTCGAATCAAACGTCAAGGATGAGATAAAACATGATCTCGCTCTTGGCTACATCACCAATGCTATAGGCGTTGATGATAAAGCAGAGAAAGAAGCTTTCCTGCTAAGGGATGCATGGAATGCCCACCCTGATCACATGATTACCAAAGCCCTAGTTATAGAACGTGCAATATTCTTTGTATTACTTCCTTTTTTTCGTTTTAATGGGGATGCTGGTCTCAGAACGGTATCAGCTGATATATCCAGAGACGAACAGATACACGTGGCCACTAATAGCCTTGTATGTCACGATATGGGCTTACGGCCTAGTAATTCTCTGGACAAACTCAGGAAGGCCACCATTAACTGGATTATGGAACCCCTAGGTAAGAATACCTATGGCGATAAATATTTAGACAAAAAATTTTGGCTCGATTCTAGCGACAATTTAATGTATAACGGCAAAGCTCCAGAACTTTCTGCCACCAAGTCAGCAAGAATGCCAGCCTTCTTCGAACATGCAAACACAAATCTCCCTCAATACTCTTAGACTTCATAACGATAGGTTAGATCAGTTAATAGAGAAGCTTGAGGAAAATTTTGGTTGGAAGCCTATCCATCCGAAAGAAGACTTAAACACAATTATGTATAGAGCTGGTCAAGCCAGTGTTATTGAATATCTCAAATCAATTATGGAGGACGAAATTTAATGTGTTTATTTAGATCAGCACCCACACCCCCACCTCCACCACCTTTGGCACCACCGCCACCACCACCTGCTCCACCAAGAGCACCACTACCTGCACCTGATCCTTTAGTTACAGATGTAAATCCACAAGTCAGAAGAGCTAAGAGTAAGAAGGCTAAGAATACACAAGCTAAAGGTACAGGTGCTTTAAGAATCAAGTTAGGAAGTAATGTTAATACTGGTGGTGATACACCATCTGGAGGAACTAACTTATGAATGCACGTGAAAGATACAGTCAATTAACTAGTGGTAGATCTCAGTTCTTAGACACTGCAGTTACTTGTTCTGAACTCACGTTGCCTTATCTAATTGAACGAGACACAAGTGCTAAACCAAATCACAAGATTTTAACAACCCCATGGCAAAGCTGTGGGTCTAAAGCAGTTGTAACGCTGGCAGCAAAACTAATGCTGGCGTTACTTCCTCCTCAAACTACATTCTTTAAGCTACAAGTTAGAGATGATAAGTTAGGAGAAGACATACCACCGGAGATTAGGAGTGAATTAGACCTTTCCTTCTCTAAGATGGAGAGAATGGTTATGGATTATATAGCTGCATCAAGTGATCGGGTTGTCGTACATCAAGCATTAAAGCATCTCATTGTAGGTGGTAATGCTTTAATATTTATGGGTAAAGATGGTCTTAAGAACTTCCCATTAAATAGATATGTTGTCCATAGAGATGGTAATGGTAACGTCCTAGAAGTAGTTACTAAAGAAATTATTAGTAGAAAGGTATTAGGTATTGAGCTGCCTGAACCTGATTCACTTAAAGTTGTGGATGAATCAATAGGCTCAAACAACGATGATGTTGAGGTATACACCTACGTCAGACTAGATGATAAGAGTGGACGCTGGATCTGGCATCAGGAAGCTTTCGATAAGATACTTCCTAACAGTCGTAGTACAGCACCAAAGAAAGCTAGTCCTTGGTTGGTACTCAGATTTAATACGGTTGATGGAGAAGATTACGGAAGAGGTAGGGTAGAAGAGTTCCTTGGTGATCTCAAATCACTTGAAGGTTTATCTCAAGCTCTTGTTGAAGGAGCTGCTAGTGCTGCCAAAGTTATCTTCCTTGTGTCTCCTAGTTCTACTACTAAGCCAGCAACAATTGCTAAGGCTGGTAATGGAGCAATCGTACAAGGTAGACCAGAGGATGTAGCTGTAGTTCAAGTTGGTAAAACTGCTGACTTCAGTACAGCTGCACAGATGGTTCAAGGTTTAGAGAAAAGAATCTATGATGCTTTCCTTGTTTTAAATATTAGACAGAGTGAAAGAACTACAGCTGAAGAAGTAAGACTAACTCAGTTAGAACTTGAGCAACAATTGGGAGGTTTATTCTCGTTGCTCACGATTGAGTTTCTTGTACCATACTTGAATAGAACATTATTAATACTTCAAAGATCTAAAGAGATACCAAACATTCCTAAAGATTTGGTACGTCCACAGATTGTAGCTGGAGTTAACGCTTTAGGTCGTGGTCAGGATAGAGAAAGTCTTACTAATTTCATCACAACTATTTCTCAGACATTAGGTCCAGAAGCATTGATGAAATTTATTGATCCTTCAGAAGCAATCAAACGCTTAGCAGCTGCACAAGGTATAGATGTATTGAACTTAGTCAAGTCTGCACAACAGATACAACAAGATCTGGCTCAGCAGCAACAGCTACAAGCAAGTCAACAATTAGTTGGACAGGCCGGGCAATTCATGTCATCACCTTTAGCTGATCCTTCTAAGAATCCAGAGGCAATGGAAGTTGCTGAACAATTAACAGGTGGAAATATACAAGCACCTGATGAAACACAACCACCTACAGAATAAACATGTCAGAAACATTAACAGTTAATACTGATGCTGAATCGTCAACTGATTTTGATAATTTAAGTGCTGAAGAACAAGACTCCTTACAGATTGGTGAGCAGATGCAAGCCGAGCATGAAGGTTTACTTGCAGGTAAATATAAGAATGCAGAGGATTTAGAACAAGCTTATGTTGAACTTCAAAAAAAGCTTGGAGGACAAGGCGATGAAGATAGCGAAGATGCTGGGGACTCCGAATACGATGAAGAAGAAGGAGAGGAAGAAGAATCAGAAGAAACTGAGGAATATTCTGAAGCAGCTGAATTAATTACTGAAGCATCGGCTGAGTATTACGACAATGATGGAGAACTATCTCCAGAAACTATTGAAAAGTTTTCAGGAATGAGTAGTCAAGATTTAGTCAATGCTTATTTAGAACTACAAAGTGACCAACCTCAACAAGAAGTACCAGAAGCTGTAGAGCTAAGTGAAAGTGATATTAATTCTATTCAAAATTCTGTAGGTGGTGAGGAATCATACAATAACCTTATTGGATGGGCTGGTGAGAATCTTAATGAACCTTACATAGAAGCCTTTGATAATATTGTTGAATCAGGAGACACTGCTGCAATACAATTAGCTATAGAAGGAATAAAAGCTCAATATGATATTGCAAATGGATACGAAGGAAGAATGCTAACAGGTAAAGCACCAGAGACTTCAGGTGATGTATTCAGGAGTCAAGCTGAGGTCGTTAAAGCGATGAGTGACCCAAGATATGAGAATGATCCAGCTTACAGACAAGACTTAATAGCAAAGTTAGATAGATCAGATTTAGATTTCTAGATAGTCATGGCGACCTGACAGTTCATCATCGCCGTTCACCTATCTTTTAATTCAATGACTACAACTACCGAATACGGTAAGCAAAATATTTTTGCAAAAGAAACTCCCCCAAGACTTATGAACGATAACGAACAGAACTTCATTATGGAGCAAGCAGAAAGAACTAATGGTCAACTAGCAATGGTTGGTATTATTGCTGCTCTTGGAGCCTACGTAACTACTGGACAAATTATTCCAGGTATTTTTTAACCTCTTATAAATGACTACAGCCACACTAACAAAACCAACTAACAACTGGCAGCGTTTCTGTGACTGGACTACGAGCACCAACAACCGAATCTATGTCGGTTGGTTTGGTGTTCTTATGATCCCTGCACTATTAACCGCTGCAACAGCATTTATCATAGCTTTCATAGCCGCACCACCAGTTGACATAGATGGTATTCGTGAGCCAGTCTCAGGATCTCTACTCTATGGAAACAACATCATCTCTGGGGCAATCGTCCCATCATCTAACGCAATCGGTCTTCACTTCTACCCAATCTGGGAAGCTGCAACCCTCGACGAGTGGTTGTATAACGGAGGACCATATCAACTCATTGTGTTCCACTTTCTCATCGGTATCTCAGCTTACTTGGGACG